TCCAGCAGTGCCTCCCGGGAGTAGACCCGGTTGGGATTGCGCATCAAAAACTCAATGACATCAAATTCCTTGGCAGTCAAGTCAGCCAGTTGCCCGCTGCGGTAGGCATTCCGGGCGTCCAGATCCAGGGTGATGGTGCCGATGGTCAGCTGGTTATTGGCGGTTTCTCGCTGAGAACCTCCTGCTCGCCGAAGAAGGGCCCGGATTCTGGCTTTCAGTTCCAATATATTGAACGGTTTGGTCAGATAATCATCTGCACCATGGTCAAACCCCATCAGCTTGTCCATGTCATCTGCTTTGGCTGTCAGCAGAATAATTGGGATATCAGAAAATTCCCGGATTTTACCGCAGGCGGTGAGCCCGTCCATATTGGGCATCATCACATCCAGCACCACCAAATCCGGCTGCTGCTCCTGCACCAGACGGATGGCTTCCAACCCGTCGCTGCCGGTGATTACATCGTAGCCTTCATTCTGCAAATTAAACCGAATTCCCTTTACCAGCAGGGCTTCGTCATCCACTACCAATATTTTCACGGATTCATCCTCCTATTGTAATCAAATCCAATATCTGCGCAATTCGCTTTTCTCCGATACCTTCCACATTCAGCAGTTCTTCCACCGCGTGGAAAGGGCCGTGCTCCTGACGGTACGCCACGATTCGCTGCGCCAAAACCTCTCCAATTCCCGGCAATGCCTGAAACTCCGCTTCTGAGGCGGCATTGATATCAATGGGGAAAGTAACTGCCTGAGTTTCCTCAACTGCTTCTGTGGGTGCACTGGTGGTCTCTGCAGGCATGGTTTGCACGGCAGGGGGCACGGAGATGCTTACCGTACCGGAAGAAGGATTCCTGCCCAGAAAGAACCCCAGTGTAAAAGCGAGAAAGACAGCTGTAATGGTCAGAAACAGGGATATCTGGGGTTTTTTCATGGGAAACCGCCTCCTGCATTGACTAGCGAATAAAAAAATGCTATAATGCACACACATTATACACGATTTTTCACCGCCGGACAAGTCCGGCAGCCGAATATTGAGGGAGAAATATGAAAAAAAGCAAACGCCTTTCTCTGACATTGCTGTGTGTAAGTTTGCTGCTGCAGGTTATCCTGTTACCGGCATCTGCCACGGAAACCACTGCCCAGACTACGGTCCCCCAGACAACCCAAGCTACTCAGCCGGTTGCGCTGCCCACGACCACCGAGGCGGAATTTGGCACTGTCTGTGTGCTCAACGGCTGCCGCACCATTGATGGTATGGTTCCCTTGGCAGGTACGGAGCGCGTGTTGGATACTGCCATGGGTGCGTTTTTGTATGAGATCAACACCGACACGGTGGTGTACTCCTATAATCCGGACCAGAAGCTTCCCTGCGGCAGCTTGACGAAAATTGTTACTGCCATCGTAGCTTTGCAGTATTGCAATCTGGATGATGTAGTCACGGTAGAGAGCGGTATCAAGGCGCGGCTTCCTGTCAGCTCTCTGACCATCGGTCTGACCAGCGAAGAGCAAATTTCTGTGCGGGATCTGCTTTATGCACTGCTGATGACTTCCGCAAATGACGCAGCTGTGGTACTGGCGGAGCATGTTTCGGGCAATCGCCAGGGCTTTGTTCCGCTGATGAATCAGTGGGTACAACAGATTGGATGTACCAATACCGAATTTGGCACCGTACACGGTGTTGACGGCGGCTTGTCCACCACGACTGCCCGAGATATGGCAAAAATTATCCGGGAAGCTATGAAAAACGAAGACTTCCTAGAGTTTTTTGGAAAGGAAAAATATCAAATTCCCGCAACCAATAAATCTGAGAAGCGAGATATCATCACTTCAAACTACATGCGCTACGATGCGATTTTGCAGCAGTTTTATGATAGACGTGTCACAGGCGGATTACAGAGCTACGAAGAAAGCTCCGGTGCTTGTCTGGCTGTTACTGCGGATTATAACGGTATGCATTACATCGGTGTTGTCCTCGGGTGTACGCGTGTAGCGGATGCGGATAAGCCTTGGGTTATCACCACATATGGTAACTTCGAAGAAATGACGCAGCTGCTGAAACTGGGCTACGACAATTTTAAGGTGAACCGGATTGTCTATGACGGCATGACGTTGAGCCAAATTGCGGTAGCTGGGGGCGAGTGCAACGCAGTTGCCCAGACACAGGTGGATGTCGATTCCGTTGTACCTGCCAAAGCTCAGGTAAAGAACCTGACGATTAACATTAAGCCCAAAAATGAAGGACTTTCTGCCCCGATAAAGGCAGGGGAACAGATCGGTGTCGTGGAGATTTGGTACCGTAACTCCTGCATGGCGGAAGCAGAAATCTATTCCATGGGAAACGTCAAAGCGGCTGATGATAAGAGCATAGAGATTCATTCTGCAGTGGCCCGCAATGGTTTGAATGAGTCGGGAATTTTTTCTATTATCGGAACGATCTGCGTGATTGTCTTGGGCTTAGCGGCTGCCTATCTGGCATTTAATGCGTATATGCGCTCCCGGCTTCGCGCCCGTCGTCGTCGCCGCAGAGCTAACCGCAGGAGGATTCGCTGATGCTGCAATGGGATGCGCTGAAACAGATGAGTGCGGCGTGTACCCGCTGCGGTCTGTGTGAAACCCGGCATAATGTAGTATTTGGTGTGGGCAATGAGCAGGCAGACGTGATGTTTGTGGGAGAGGGCCCCGGGGAACAAGAGGATCTGACGGGTATCCCCTTTGTTGGACCGGCGGGCAAACTGCTGGACGATATGCTTACCATTATTGACCTGGATCGGAACAGCAACTGCTACATTGCAAACATTGTCAAGTGCCGTCCGCCTCGGAACCGGGACCCGCTGGAAACGGAGCAGGAGGCATGCATCGGCTACCTGCGCAATCAGACTATGCTGGTCAAGCCGAAAATCATTGTCTGCCTTGGCCGCATCGCGGCTAAGCGGCTGATTGACCCGGATTACCGGATAACCCGTCAGCACGGTCAGTGGGTGGAAAAGGGCGGCATTTGGATGACCGCGATTTACCACCCGTCCGCACTGCTGCGGGATGTATCCAAACGCCCGGAAACTTTTGATGATTTAATTTCTCTGCGGGAAAAAATCAAAGAAGTTGGGGCAAAGGTATAAAAAGTTGTTGACTTTCAGCCCGATAACCGATATAATAATCGGGCTAAAGCAATGCTAGTGTAGCACAGTCGGTAGTGCATCTCACTCGTAATGAGAAGGTCGCCTGTTCGAGTCAGGTCACTAGCTCCACAAAAACCGCCACTTTTAAGGCAAAGTGGCGGTTTTACTATGTAAAAAGTTTGAAATTGAAATGGCTGTATTTTTGCTCTGCAATAAGCTCAGACGAAAACTCAGACGGCCTTCAAAAACTGAGCATTTACGCTGGTAGATTACCACGCGGGTAATGCCCTGATGTGGCAGACCAGAAGGCAAAGGAAAGACCTCCGCCAGGCGATTCCTCGGAACAGCGAGGCTGCATAGACCGGCAGACCTTAAAAACCATCTGAGGAGGACACACAAATGAATGAATTGATCACCATCAACTACGAAAACGAGATCGACCTCACAATGCTTGCCCGCTCAGCCTACCGGGCGATCCTGAGGAGCATAGAAACAACCGAGACCCTCCCCGAGGACAGCGCGGCAGAGGAGGCGGCGCCTATCTCTGCACAAAAAGAATGAACCCGGAGCCGAAGCTCCGGTCGTGTTCTTCACCCCTTGGCAGCTGCGAGGAATCCTTTCTCATAGCCAAGATAAAAGGCATCCGCTGCAACCTGTGGACCTCCGGCGGAAAGCTCTAGAAGCAAATCCGCCTCGTTCAATGTAAAATCTGTCCGGGGTCTCTGCCTGGCTTTCGCTCTCCCTCGCTGGACCCTGTTCCACACTCTTTTTTCTGACAGAGAAAGATTTTGAATCCTGGCCTCCCGATTCTTCCTACGGCGATCTGCCATGGCTTTCTCGTTTTTTGCAATCGTCTCTCTTAGTTCCTCCGCCTTTTGAGCGTTATAACCTGCCAGTCCGCGCGCAAAAAGGGTAAGTTCCTGGAGAGCGTAATCGTTCAGGTCAGCAATAAGGGCCATTGTGGCGGCTCTGGTGGTGGTGCTCGTGCTGATGGGCTCAGCAGTACTCTGGCTTCCTATTTCGTCCATTAAATTCTCCTTGATTTTATGAGTGGGAGCCGGTATAATGACTTTACCGGCTCCTTTGTGGGTTGGTGTTAGGCTCTTTGCATCGTGCTTTGGTCGGCGGTGATGCAAGGGGCTTTTCTTATGCCACGATGAAGCGGCGGGTAGTGGTCTGCTTAGTGAAACGCTGCCACAGTTCCGGGGCTGCTGCCTTGAGGGCCTTGCTGTCCAGACGGCTGCTGGTGACCTCACGCCATGTGATCTTGAAGCTGGGGCCGTGCAGCTCGTCCGCATTGTTGGCGGTCATGTAGGCTTTCAGCTCGTCCTCAGTGGCGGCGATCTCGCCTGCCAGTTCGTCAGCCATGCGGCGCAGCTCTCGCAGCTCTGCAACCTTGGCTTCCAGTTCGTTCATACTCATGTGTTTTCCTCCTTGTTTGGTGCGGTAGGGATTGCCAGCCCTCAAACCATCTTCGCTGTCATGTACCGGGGGTGGTGCCGGATCACAGGGATATGGATTTGAGTTTGTGGGCGCTTTCGGCTTTTGGTGACCTGCTACCGTTCACCTTCTCCCGGTTGGCTTTCCCTTACCTTGTATCTGTATTATACTACTGACGGCAGTAGTTTTCAAGATGGAATACTGCACAAATATGACGGCAGTATATTGTCAATACTCTCTATTGACGGCAGTAGTATTTATGTGGTATAATATGGATGCTGGAAGAGGTGTCACCGTTTTAATGGCGCCCCATCCGATACCGACATGAAGGAGGTGCCACCATTGGCAATCAGCGATGCACAGCGACGGGCTGTAGCGAAGTATAATGCAGCCAATTATGACCGCGTAGAACTGCGGCTTGAGAAGGGAAAGAAGGAGATCACCAAAGCCCACGCAGAGGCTCAGGGCGAAAGCCTAAACGCCTTTATTAACCGGGCAATATCTGAGACCATGGAGCGGGACAACGCCGCCACAGAATAAAAAAAAGTCCCGCCACCGTGGCGGGAGCATTGACAAATCGCCCATGGTGGGCTATACTAGGCATAGAAAAGGGCACTGCGACAAGCGGTTAACCCTTTAGCTGAAGATTCTTAGACTAAGAACCGTCACCGTGCAGGGTGGCGGTTCTTGCTTGTTACCCTGATCGTCACAGTCCAATGCAGGATGTGAAAGGTCAATGTAATAGGCATGACCATCACCCCCTTTCGGGTGGTGTGGCTAACCGCCTGCCGTTGTGCAGTGCCCGGTGCAGCCATGACAGCGGCACCACCAACAGAATAACCCACATTTCAGCAAAAGTCAATAGCCAAGCCGGGAGCAGTGATAGCTCCCGGCCGTTTTTGTGGCAGATGTAGGTATCAGGAAAGGAGATTTGTGCAGCCTTCTGGAGCTCCCTCCGGGTGGCTGGCTTCATACTCGGCGAACTCACGCCCCATCTTGAATCCCTGAATAAAGGCCCCAAGTTCTGCCTCCTCCACCTGCTCAATCATCATTTTCACAAGGCGGTCATTGGTTGGCTGATCCAGCGGAAGCCCTTTAATGAAGTCGCTCAGCTTCCTGGCAATTTGGAACCGCTTCTCTGTTCTTTCCTTCACAATGCCCAGGACATCCTCAGAGCCTTTAATTTCAATATCAGTCATGTTTTTCTTCCTTTCTCGGTTGCTGCCTCTCTTTTCGGATTAAATACCGTTCTTGCACAGATATTCCACTGCTACGGAAAGATGTTATGCCGGTGCTGCGGTAATAATCGAAGTACAGGAAAGGCCGGAGTTTATCCAGGTTAGAGGGCTTTCGTAACGCTCTCATTGCATCCCGCTCCAACCTCATGGCCGTGCTTCTGGTACTCCCCATTTTGGCGGCGGTCTGTTCCTGGGTGAGACCTTCCAGGTATCGGCGTACCGTCACATTTCGCAGATCCTCCGGGAGCTTAGAAAGAACCTCATCCATTGCATGGCACAGTTGACGCCGGTACTCCTGTTCCTCCACGCCCTCCATGGCCGCCACGCCGCCGGGATCGGGGATAATGTCAATCAATTCGCCGGCTTCTCCATCGTCAGACAAGGGCGTTGACAGGCTCACAGCGCATTGTATTGGGTCGTTTCTGCTCCGTCTGGTTCGGTAGCCGGTAGTCTCCGCGAAGGCAGTTTTCAGGTGGTACATGAACCAAGTGGAAAATGCACCGTTTTCCAGCTGGTAGCTCTCCACCGCCGCCACCATTGCGAGAAACCCCGAGTTTACCAGGTCGGCCAATTCCACACCGCCCTTCCCGTCTAAGGCCGTCAAAACCTGACGGGCCTTCCAGGCCACAAGGCCGGAACACTCTCCCCATAACTCACCGTACAGATCCTCGCCGCCCTGGATTCGCTGTACCAGCTCTTCATTTGACAATACTACCATCTCCTGTCTACACCATTCCTGGGATCTTGTGGGTGTACTCCCGATCATTAAAAATGGGCCAAAATTTCCGGATGATCAGGTCACTGATCCGGATCGTGCGTGTCATTGATTATGACCACCTTCCCAGCGTCATCAGAGCCGTCGTTCAGCTTCGCCTTCAGCAGCTGCAGGCGTGCTTTCTGCTCCTCAGTAGCAGCAGCCCAGTCCTTATGCAGCATCTCGTCGTACTGCTTTATCATGCCGCGGAGCTCACTCTGAGCGCGTGCCTGAGCCTTCATAAAGTTGGCTTGCCTGTCCCAGGCCTGCTGGACTTCCCACTTCTCGCCCCAGGACTCGGCGCCGCTGCGATCCTCGATCTTCTCGACGGTCTTGTCCTCGGCGTCTTTCACATAGGCGATCTTCTGCGCCCGGATGATGGCCGCATAGGCGAGCCGGATCTGATCCCAGAGCATATCGAGGGGGTTGGCTGTTTCGAGCTCCCGGAATATCTCCACGGCCTCTTCCGGCAGGTGCCGGCTGAAAAAGCCATATTTCTCCGCCCTGCGGTTTCCCTTTGGCGCTGCTCTGTTCCTGTTCCCCGGCTGGCCGCCACGCTTGCGAGCGTTCGACTTTTTAGGTTGCGAGCGTTCGGCCTCCGGTACTGCGTCCCATTTGTAGGTGCATTTCCATCTTCGGACCGTTCCTTCTGGAAGCTCCAGGCGGCGTGCTATTTCAACTAATTTGAGGCCCTGCCGGTAGAGTGCAAGGGCCTCGTCTACTTTCAAGTTCCTCGCCATGGGCACGATCTCTCCGCCTCCTTTCGGTGTTTTGAAAAGGTCACAAGCTTGGGCGAAGACCAGATCCAGATTGCCGATCAGCTTCAGGAGCTGATCGGCCTACCATTTCTGGAGCTCTGTCGGTTCCTCGCCGTCCTTCTTTAGCTCGATGAATCAGAGTTGCCTCCTATTTTTCGGCTCCCCATATACCAAACCTGTCACAGATTTCAGAATGAATATTCAAACGGAGCAGGGACTGGGATTGCTGCATCTCTTTCAGCCTCCGCAGCTCTTCAGCCATCTCGTCGAACTCTTCGCCGAAGGGATCTAATTCCTCAGACATCATGCGTTCGATCTGCTTTATTCTCAGGTATCGAACATGTATATCATGATCCATAGCGCGCTCCGTATCTCTCAGGCGCTTTTCCTCTTCTGTCATTTTTCTCTCCTCCCCACTGTCTGCTTCCACCTAATGAAATCCAGGCTGTCTCCATGTAGTAGCTCAATCATCCCAATACCTCCATCAGATGCTCAACTCCCTGCTTCCGGAGTAGATAGGCGTGCCGGACACTATAGCACACAATCCCGGCCACGACATCCATTGACACCGCTTTTATGTAAAACGCCGTCAGCACTGCCTTCTCCTTGTCATCGTCCAGCTGCTCGATGGCGTCACTGATCTCGATGATGGATAGGGCCTTCTCCAACTTCAGCCGCTCGATCTCTGTGTCCAGGTCGGCCACTCTGGCCATGACCTCCTCCATCATGTTGCCGCCGGAGTGTTTCACACCGTTCTGGTCGAACCGTGCGCCACGCGGGCCCAAGCGGGCTATGAGCTCGTCGCGGAGGGCCTCCTTCCGTCGGATGACGATCTCCTTCCGCCGGACCTGCATCAGGAAGTCGTAGGTTGCATTTAATTCCATGGGTTTCTCCTTTGTAACAACAATTATTCCTCGCGCGTATATGTCCGTGCGTGCGCTCTCGGGCGCTGTTATTACTGTTTATATATTTAAATTCAAATTATTAGGGTTTTATTTGTTACCTTGTTACTCTGCCGAAAATACGGGGGTTTTTGAGGTAACAACAACTTTATAACCAGCAGTTGTTACCTTGTGGGTCTCCGACCGTGCACGGGTAACAACTTAATCGTTACCCGTGCTCCGGTGGTAACAACGCTGCGGGCCATAGCCTGGCACTTTTTCCAGCTTGCTGCCGCTTTTCCATCCGCCGATCCTCAGCAGCATTGTCTTGATCCGGTCGCCGTCCTGCCGTGTAAAGCGGGCCCACGGGAGTCCTAGGCACTCGCAGTAGATCTCCTTGGTGCTGACTCGCGTACGCTGCATCGTGCCTTCGATGGTCGGGCTCAGGACGTCACGCTGCTGGAAGTAGTCCACGCGCTGGCTCAGGTCCCAGCTGTACCAGTCCGCCGGCAGCAGGGTCTCCAGATACTCGGCCACCTCGCCCTCTCGCTCGTCGAACTCCAGGGCGTTCAGCTGCATCCTCGCGGCCTCGCGTTCCAGCTCGTGGTCCAGGAAGGAGGTCTCGCCCTCGGCCACGAGGAGCATGGCCTCGGCCCAGATCTGAGCCCTGGTTTCTTCCGTCATGTCCCAGACGCTGATGCGGCCCCTCTTCACGGGCACGGGCCAGAAGCGCCGGTTGCCGGTGGTATCTCTCAGGAAGCCGGTGGTGCTGTTGGTGGTGCCGCAGATGATGCAGGTCCTCGGGTGACTCTGTACCACGCGGCCATAGGCTGCACGGTAGGCGTCGTCCTGGCGGCTCAGAAAGCCTTTGACGATGTCGATGTCGGCCTTCCTGGTGCCCTGCATCTCGCCGATCTCCATGATCCACTTACCCTGGAGCTTCTCGGCTGCGGTCTTGTCCCTGGTGTCGGCCAGGCTGAGGGAGTCGTCAAACCACTCGCCGCCCAGCTTCCGGAGCAGGGTGCTCTTGCCGATGCCTGGAGGGCCATCGAGCACGAGCATGGTGTCGAACTTGCAGCCAGGCTGCAGCACACGCTGGACAGCTCCGACGAGGGTCTTGCGGGTCACGGCCCGGGTGTAGGCGGTATCCTCGGCACCCAGGTAGTCGATCAGCAGCGTGTCCACTCTGGCCACGCCGTCCCAGTCAGGCAGCGCCCGGATGTATTCCCGAAGTGGATTGAAGTGCCGGTCGTCCGCCACCTTGGTCAGCGCTGTGACCACGGCGCTACTGGTAAAACGGGCCCGGTGTTTTTGATTGATCCAGGCCAGGAGCTGCGCGTCGTCAGCGTCTCTCCAGGTGCTGCCGTCATTTCGCCACGGCAGCGGGCCAGTCTTTTCGATGGTCTGCTTCAGATCGTTGTAGGCGATGTTCTGAAGTTCTTCCTCGTGCTGGATGATCAGCACGGCGTTGTTGAGTGTCGGCTGCACCTCCAGCTTGGCATTGCACTCCAGGTGATCTTCCCAGTTTTCCGGGTGCTCATCTAGAAGCTGGAGCTCGGCACGGGCAGCGCTCGCACGTTCACTCGCCGCTGTTCGCTTGCACCCCTCGTCATCTCTGACCATCTCAGACATGGCCTTAAAGCTCGGGAGGTCTTTGCCGCTCTTGCCCTCGCAGCCGTCGTCCAGGTGGCCGAACTTGTGGAGACGGACCAGGTCGAAGGCGTTGCAAAGCTGGCCGCCGGCCGGGTCAGTGCTGTGGTTAGAGTAGGCGAAGACATCACTGTCATAGACCACGAGGCCGGCAGCAGTGGATCCGGCCGCGTAAGTGTAGCGGTCCTCTTTGGCCGTCGGGATGTAGATGTCCGGCAGGAAGGCCGCGATGGCCTGGGTGATCGTATATGTGCGGCAGAAGGCGCCCACGATGCCCTTCTTGGCCAGCGGGTCGCCCTGTTTGTCTGCCTGCTTCTTCCGGATCCCGGCCATGCGCGAGGACTCCGGCCAGTAGCTGGTGTCGGTCCAGTCCGGGTACTCGGCCAGGATGGAGTCAGCCGCCAGGAAGGGGGCGTCGTAGTATTGGAAGAAGGGCTCGACGTCCACGCTATGGCTCGGCCAGTACATCAGACGGGTCGGCTGGAAGGTGGAGTCGTCGAAGTAGTCGATGCCGATCTTCTCGGCGATCTTGCGGGCGATGGCCTCGTACTCGTCCGGCGTGACCTCTCTGTCGAGAGGCATGATCAGACGGTAGCGGGGCTTCGCCTTGGTGTGCTTATGTGTGGAGTAGACCGCCAGGGCGTTGTCGATCTCCAGGTTGTCGATGATATTGTCCCAGAACTCGGCCGGAGGGAAGTCCAGGTCGAGGGTGAGCAGCTGGCGGGCCGTGACGTAGCCGGTCTTGCGGCGGCCATCCCTCAGATGACCGCCGACGAAGCCGCCGATGTCCTTGATCTTGTCCTGCTGCTCCTTGCTCATCTTCATGTACTCGGCGTGGGTCTCTGTGGTCTCCATGGAGCGGGAGAGCTTATTCAGGAGAGCCGCCCAGCTCATGGTCTTATTCTTCCAGGAGGTCTCGAAGCGGCTGCGGCCGGTCGAGATCAGGAGGTCGCCGTTGTACTTGACCATGAACAGGGGCAGGGTGAGTTTTTCCGCTGTGTTGGTCATGGTCTCAGCTCCAATTCTCAACGCCCAATTGCTTGAGCAGTGCGGGGATGTTGATATAAACTGTATCCCCGCTCATAACATGAGGGATAGTACCCTCTTTGCAGCCTTTTCGCAGGTAGTATTTCGATAGCCCCGTGGTCTTACAGGCCTGGGGTATAGTTTGGAATGGGGTAGTGATCTTTTCCATGATTCAATCCTCCCGTACGATCTCTGTTACCGAAAGTCCTAAACCTTTTGCGAGCTTACCTGCAGTCACTATGGAACATGTACCGCGTGCCATAACAGCACTGACACTTTGCCGCGAAATACCGCTTTGCGCTGCGAGCTCTTGCAGCAGCATCCCTTTCTCTGCAAGCACCAGTTTGATTTTATTTACATTTAGCTTCATTTGAGCGCCTCCTATTCGCATCAGGAATCGAAATATTCCTAACAAGAATATATTAGCACGCAAATTCATTCTTGTCAAGAATTTTAATGAAACTACTTGACAAGAAATATTCCTATAAGTTATTATTTGATAGAGGTGTTGAGTATGAACCCACAGAATTTACAGCGAGAAAGAAAGAAGGCAAAACTGACTCAAGCGGATTTGGCAAGGATCCTAGGTGTCAAGCAAGCGACGGTATCAAAATATGAATCTGGAGAGATTGTGCCCTCTGTGGAGCAGCTAGAGCGTATGGCGGAAGCATTTGGAATATCATTTGCTACGCTTGTTTCCAATGAAACAGAAATTATTCCAGGCCGGTTAAAAGTAATCGAAGTAGACGACCCTGATTCTGGGTCTATTGCATATCAGCTGGAAGCGACTGACGAAGAAGCATTAAGCTACGGACTCCAGATTTTTGAGAATGCCGGAGCAAACTCAGATTTTCAGGTCCATCAGAGGCTGCTTAACGCCTTTTCAAAATTGAATCCCGCTGGTCAAGCTATTGCGGTTGACCGTATAGAAGAGTTGTGTGAAATTGCTAAATATCGGAAATGAAGTTAATACTCTTGTACGGTGAAAGGAGGGACTCCGATGCCAGCTATCAAGCTGAAGTCCACAAAGGCGGGGGTTGAGTATTACGAAATCCGGGTCAGCTTAGGCCGTGGTAAAAGTCAGCCCACAACACGCTGGTATCCTCCGGAGGGGTGGAGCAAGAGGGCTATTGATCGTGAGCTCACAAAGGTGGCGGCTGATTTTGAGCGCAGGTGCAAGGAGGGAGAGATCCTCTCCAGAAAGGACGCAAAAGAGAAAGCTATCCAAGAGGCCCAGGAGGCCGCGAAAATCCTAACGCTGCGCCGGTACGGGGAAACCGTATTCATGCCCTCAAAAGGAATTACCATGAGCGAGAAAACCCGGTCTGATTATGATTGGTATCTCAAAAAGCATATATATCCTGCTCTGGGTTACTTGAAAATGCCGGATATATCCTCCGCGAATATTACCGCATTTCTACTGTCCATGCAGGCTGCTGGTTTGGCGCACACGACAGTAATTAAGGGATATGCGATTCTGCGGAGCCTATTCAAAATGGCATACATGGCCGATGTGGTGCCCAGGAACCCCATGGACAAGGTAGAACGACCCCGGCCGCGTAAAGACGAAATAAAGGCCTCCAAAATGGAAGCCTTTACCGCTGACGAGCTGCGCTATATTCTGGAGTGCCTGGATAAGGAACCGCTGAAGTGGCGGGCCCTAGTACGGCTGTTGGTCGATACGGGTATCCGGCGTGGTGAGTGCTGCGGTCTTCGCTGGTCTTGCGTGGACTTTGAGAACAACAGCATTCAGATCTCTGGCAATCTTTGCTATACCCCGGAACGGGGCGTATACCTGGACACACCAAAGAATAGCTGTATCCGAACGATTGGCGTGGATCCAGAGGTCATGCAGCTACTGCGCAATCTGAAAGAGTGTAGCTCCAGTGAATGGGTGTTTACACAGAATGAATCCACAGAGCCAATGAACCCACAGAGCCCCACTCGGTACTTGGCGAGGTTCGCAAAGAAATACGGTGTTGAGGATCTCCACCCGCATAAGCTCCGCCACAGCTTCGCCTCTGTGGCTATCACCAACGGCGCAGACATTGCCAGCGTATCCGAGAAATTGGGTCACAGCGATAAAGCCGTTACGCTGCGAATGTACACCCACGCAGATAGGGAGAGTATTGACCGGGCTAGTAATATTTTCCGGTCTGCGCTCAGACAGAAGCCAAACTCAGACGGGACTCAGACAGACACCTAAAAATAGCATACGAACGATACCGAAAGATACAAACAATACTGCAAGTGAAAATTGGGATTATTTCTGATTCTCTTTATTTTCTCGACATTATTCAAACTATATTGAAAACTACGAACGGCGATTCATTTCTCGTAATGAGAAGGTCGCCTGTTCGAGTCAGGTCACTAGCTCCATGAAAAACCCTAGAGCCGCAACGGTTTTGGGGTTTTTCCATTTTATAACAAATCCGCTCCAATGACCAAATGACGACCATTTGGCGACCGGAGCGGAATTTTTTTGGTTTTTTAGGCGTGTTTTACGAGCATACTTTCCAGAGCGTTGGCTGCTTTACGATCAGTTTCTTTCAGGGCATGGGCGTAAATATTCATGGTGGTAGATGCCTGAGCGTGTCCCAATCTGCTGGAAACTGTTCGTACATCCTGTTTACTTGCAATCAGCAAAGTTGCAGAAGTGTGGCGCAGTCCATGGAACGGAATGAGCGGAAGTTGTTCGTCTGTCTTTTTATTTTCATTGTATCGGACGATTGTGTCATGAAAAGCGGAATAGGGAGTGGAATACGACATTTGTTTGCCGTTGTCCTGTACAAATACCCATTCTGCACCTTGCCAATAGTCGCCAACACTAAGACGGTATTTTAGTCTTTCTTTACGCAGTTCCCGGAGCCGCTGAGTGAGGAAATGAGGAATAGAAACCGTTCGCCGTGAGTTTTTGGTTTTTGGTGCTTTTGTGATTTGCTTACCGTTCACGACTGATACAGCCTTTGTGATGCTGATTGTATCTGCATCGAAATCAATATCAGACCATTCCAGAGCCAAAAGTTCACCTTTACGCAAACCGCCGTAAATGGCTAGATTGAACAATACCCGAAGTTGTTCAGGAATTTCCAAAGTCCGCTCATAATCTCCAACAGTATACTCTTTCCCTGTATCGTCAATCCGCTTGTGTCCTTTGGATTTAACGGTATAGGGTTTTTCTATATATTCCAAAAAGGTTGCGGCTTGATCAGGCGTGAAGAATTTCAGAGTTTCCGCTGTCTCTTCTGCCCGGACTCGCACTTTATCAAGTGGATTGTGGTCGATCAGTTCATCTTCTGTCGCAGTTCTCAGGATGGAGGAAAGAACATTTCTTGTTTTGGCAATGGTGCGCTTGCTATATCCACCGGGTTTTCCATCTTTCCGTGCGCCGTCCTTTGTCATAGCGATAAAGAATGACTTTAGTGTTGAGGGTTTCAGTTCATCGAGTTTCAGATGCCCCAATTCTGGAAGCACCTTTTCCATTTCAGCCTGATACTTTTCAATCGTTCCTGGCTGTAACTCTTGCGGTGCGTATTCCGTAAACCAACGGTCGCTGTATTCTTTCAGCGTGGTTTTTCGACCGTCCAAAACTTTGCCATTTCTTACCTTGCGCTCAAATTCTTCTGCAAAATCCTTAACGGCTTTTTCTCTCTTTTTTGGGGTGAGGGAAGGGTCTGGGGTAAATGTTGCGGTTTCACGAAGTTTTTTTCCGTAAATGTCCCGACCTGTGCTGACTGTTATTTGATAACTTCCGTTTCGTTCTCTGATAGAAGCCATTACTTTTTATCCTCCCTCTTCAAGAATCTGCTAGTTAAGAATTCAGTATATTCCAAAACACTGGATTCCATTTTGAAATAATCATCAACGGAAATTACTATGGGATCTTTGTCTTTGCTAAACAGGTAGTAGCCATCATTATTATGAAATTTGTATCCTTCAGGAACATTTGCAGGTGTACACATTTTCATTTCATAGCCTTGTTGTCTAAAGGATGCGGCAATCAAGCTAACCATGGAATGTGTGACTTTTCCTTCCTGCTCCCATTTTTGAAGCTGTTTTTCTTCTTTTGTTTGTATATCATCCAGCCCCAAAAGCCACTCAATTTGAGTTTCTGGAAACAACTCGACAATCTTGTATGCCAAATCCGGAGGGAGACGCTTTATTCCTCTAACAATATCGGAAAGGTAGACAGTTGAAATATTAAGTTGCTCTGCAAGCCACTCTTGCGTAGCTTTCTTCCCGTTGACTTTGTGTCCATTTAGTAACTGCTTAACCCTTTTGCCTGATTTTGGATTAATTTCTGCTTTCTTTCTAGGCATTTTTCCACTCCTTATTAATCAACATAATAGTTTAACTGATTGTGGTAAAACTTAATCTGTTATGCTAAGATGATTATAACACAGGCAACAACAGAAAGCAAGTGTTAATTATTACGAACGGAGTTGAAAAAGAATGAAACCCAATCAGGACATTAGAAACGCAGTAGAAGAAAATGGTTTTAAGTTGTGGGAACTTGCGGAAGCACTAGGAATTTACGATGGTAATTTGTCCAGGAAACTTCGCCGTGAGTTGCCCAACGATCAGAAGGAACACATTTTCAGGGTGATTGACCGCATGGTTGAACGGCGGCAGATGCAGGAGGGCAAATGACGGAAGAAAAGACGAACTTGCCCCGGATGCGAACGATTCGAGAAGTTGCGAAGCTGGGGATTCTTAGCGAAAACTGCTTGCGGCAGATGCAAAAGCAAGGGAAACTTCCCTGTATGTTCGTGGGCGTGAAATGCCTGGTCAATCTGGATAAGCTGATAGATCAGTTAAACAATTTGGGAGGTGAACAGTTATAGTTTACGAATTATTGATGCAAGGCGAACGGAACGCCGTCCCTTCTCGTGAGCTGCTGAAGTGGACAGGACTCAAAACCAACCGGGATTTGCAGATGGTTATTGCAAAGGAACGGGCAGAAGGTAAGCTGATTCTGTCCACCTGTCGCAATGGTGGCGGCTACTTTGCGCCGTCCGATGGTGCGTTGGGAATGGCTGAAATTCGTTCGTTTATTGCAACGCTGAATAACCGGGCGGTCAATACGCAAAAGGCGTTGACAGCGGCACGGAAGGCGTTGGGGGACGGTGATTCTTCTGACGAACAGTAATGAATCTGAAAACAAATTGGATTATGTGCTGAAGCACATGGGCTCAGAGGAATACCTAGAGTACAGAGAGCGTGACGGGCTGACAATAGACGAAGCATACCAATATTTGAAACGATGTGAAGAACAGCATCTTGACTGGCGCACGGGTAGACCAATAAGCGAAGATGTAAGCAATAATCGAAATGCTGTTTGTGCGCTACTGGATAAAACCGAAAAGAAGATAAACGGTGAAAGAAAACTCATCGTTTCCAATACGTCACAGAACTATTTGACAATTCTCCGAAATGATGAACGCTTCCAAAATATCAAGTTTAACACTTTGCGAGGATTGCCGGAAAAAATAGTTGATGGGAAAGCCCGACAATGGACGGATGCGGACGATGCGGCGGCACGAACCTACATAGAATCGTGTTATTCCATATCGAACCGGCAAAAATACGAAGATGCGTTCACAGAATTTCAGCACGAGCGAGAATATGACCCGGTGCAAACCTTGATAAATGGGATTGAATGGGATGGAACTCCACGAGTTGAAACAATGTTGATTCGCTGGCTGGGCGCAGAAGATACACCATACAACAGAGAATGTTCCCGGTTACTGTTTGCCGGAGGTATCAACCGTGCGTTTCGTCCGGGCTGTAAAAATGATAATGTCATTGTCTTTGTGGGGAAACAGGGTGGCGGCAAGTCCACCTTCACCCAATGGCTAGCCCTAGCCCCGGAACTGTATTCCTCCACCAAAACGATCAACGGGCAAAAGGGACTGGAAGCCATATCCGGGAAATGGGTTTGCGAACTGGAAGAACTGCTTGCTACTTTGGCGAATGATTATAGCGGCACGAAATCGGAAGAAAACGCAAAAGCGTTTCTGTCTACTTCCAGCGATTTTTACAGAAAACCTTATGACCGCAGACCCACGGACAGCCCACGGCATTGTATCTTTATCGGCACAACTAACCGGGACGAATTTCTTTCAGACCCAACGGGAAATCGAAGGTGGTTTCCTGTCCGGGTGAATGTTACCGGGCGTTGGTTATTTGACCACGAACAGGAGTGCAAGGCAGAAATCCTCCAATGCTGGGCAGAAATGAAACACGCCTTTGACAATGGCTCAGCTTTTGCCCGTACTGTCGAAACTGTGGAACTGCTGACCACGATCAAAGAGGAACAGGAAGCGGCTCAGCAGGACGATTGGCGGCAAGGCATGATAGAAGAATACCTGAAGGACAAAAAGCGAACCTGCCTGATTCAAGTATGGCAGGAAGCCCTATTCCCTGACCGTGCGCCCCATTTCCCGGAGTTGAAAAGGCGTGATGCCAATACGCTGACGGCGATCATTTGTAACAAAATGGGCTGGGTGCGTGGCAACTCTGAGAACTTCGACGGCTACGGAAAACAGAAAAGCTATCACAAAGAACCGCCGAAGATTGATTTTGAACCCCTCTGACGGCCCCTCAGAGAATTTTGTGTAAGCGATTTTCGACAAAATCAAGAATATCACGTTTTCAATGTGCAGGATGAGGGCTTATTCCCCTTGTCTACACCTGTCCCGGA